GGCTGAAAATTGCTGACCCGCTCATTGTTCAAAACCTCATCGCCATAAAGCTCGCCCTCAGGGCTTGTGATGAAACCCATCAAGCTGCTGGCAGCACGCGCACGCACCACCTCGGCTTCTTCGTATCCCGTCAAATGGTGCAACCGCTTGATTGCGCTAGCGAACCAAGTGACGCCACGGGTCTGGCCCGGCCGCTCGCTGATAAACAGATGCAACACCTCATCAGCAGGCAGCATCAAATGCCGCTTGCCAGGTGCGCCTGTGAACGGTGCATCGCCAGGGTGCTTGGCGAGGAAGGCGTATTGCACAGGGCGGCCGAACGCATCAACCTCAACGCCCATGCGCCACTCATTGCCTGCTGCGCTGCTCTTGCCGGTGTATGTCTCATCAAGCTGATCGGCCTCGATGATTTGCAGCGCAAACGGAATCTTGCTGCCGCCAAATGGTCGCTTGATCAACCTGATAAAAACTTCGCCTGACTCGCACATGGCACCAACCACCATGCGCTCGATGTCGGCAAAACACAGCTTGCCAGCCACGTCGCAATAGCTCTTATATCCCCAATACTTCCAAGCACGCTCAACCTGATCGTTGATAGCTTCATCAAGCTTGCCGCCGCGCTGCATCATCACCTGCGACTGCAGCTTGATGCCAGTGCCAATGACATTGTTGACTACTGCCCGCTTGGCCTGTTTCGCATAGTCCGAATCACGCACCAACTGCCGCGCACGATTGCGCAACCGGCTCAAACTGCCGTTGATCTCCGCATCGGCACTGGTGCCGCCTGCAATCCAATCATTCAGCAACCGGCCCGTTGTTGCGCCGTCATACATTCGACGACCACGGCGGCGAATTGGCTCAAAACCCAATGCCCTAAATAAGCGAGTGCGGAGGCCCATCAGAATCGGACGAATAGGTTGTGAGGGTTGCCTAGGCCATTTGCAATCAGAGCAGCTGCCTTCTCACGGTTCACCTCAGCCTTTAGTTTACTTTCTAAAGCCCTCAAATCTGATAACTCGTATTTCTGCAAATTGCGGCCAGCGATGCTGTAACTCTTAACAGCACCATTGTTTGTAATTGCACGGATTGCATCCTTCACCGCCAACAAATCAATCTCGGCCTGTGTGCGGCCATCCAATGCACCAGGCGTACCGGTGTAATCAAGCGCCGCGAGCACAGTCAGCTGGCCAGCGCCAAGCGTTACCTTCTCGCTGCCATAAGTTGCAATCGCCTGCCAGTACCAATCACCAGCAGCAAAATCCGCGCTAGTGCTTGCAGCGATCGTAAATTCCCATCCCGTCCCATAAGCACTGCCCACCACCGTCGCGCCTTCGCTTGCCGTATTGGTGCGCAGGTAATAAGTCAGCGTCCAGTTGCTGCTATCAATTGCATTGCCCAAGCTGTCTTGGCTGGCAACATCACGCCACTTAATCGTGTCGCCGGCCCTGATTGTTGCTGGAATGTTCACGGCTACCAGTTGCTAACGAAACTACCTGCCGTATTGGCCGCGGCTTTCCTCGATCTTAGCGGTGCTTTTTCCGGTTCCTCAAGCCGACGCAGCAACTGATCCCAAATGCTTCGGCGGTCTCGCCGTTGATACATGAAATTTAAAGCCGCATAGGCGTAGACCAACGTGTCCAGCGACTCATTCCGGGCATTTGCTTTCTTCGTCCATTCCCTGACTGGGAAGCCGTGGCGCGTATGCTTCAACACCTGCTTTTCAGCTGTGAGTTGTTTGAAATAATCCTCATCGGCCTCCATCGGAAAATGCAAATAACCTTCACCCGGCTCGTTATGTTTCAGCCTTGCAAATAACGTAGTCTTCGCAGTGTCAGTGCCGATGCTATAAACCGTCGCGCCACGTTTCATCGTCTTGCCGCGCGCATTGATATCCACCCTGCTGCCTTTGCCAATAACCGGCTTGTTGCGCTGGCTGGCACCCTTGATCGCAATCACACCTTGCCTGGCCCGTTCACGCGCAAACTGATAAACCTCCGCAGTAAAATGACCACCTGAGTCAATCGCCACCACATCAGGCGAAATCCATTTGCCGCTGGCGTGTTCCCACTTGCGCAGCACTGCTTCATCAACCTGCTTCCAAAGATCTGCGCGACTTGGGTCGCCAAAGATCTCTTGATGAAATATCAGCCAGCCTTCTTCACCAGCGCCCCACGCCCACACACTGATCGCAAGCCTGTTGTCTTGCACGTCGATGCCAGCCGTAAGCGCCACGCTGCCTTCTGGCATGACTCCATATTCATAAGACTCGCAACGCTCGCGCAGTCCATCAGCACTCACCTTGCTCGCATAATCCTCTTCCCATGTCTCCGCTGCCCTGGTGTTTAACCACGTCTTCAATGCCGGCGCATCAGCCTTAGCCCGCAGAAATTCCTCAACCATGTCCGCCCAGCTAAACCAACCAAGCGGGCTATAAAGCCCAGACAACTGGAACCCAGCAGTGCGGCCATCGCCCGGTGCCGTAGCGCGCCACTCGCCACGCCGCAGCATTGCAGGTTTGTGCAGCTCCTCAAACCGCTCGCGGCAGTGCTCGCACTCATATCGCGCGCTCTGCGGATCGCCATCCTCCCATTTCATCTGCGCCCACTTCAACCACTGCATTTCGCCGCACTTCGGGCACGGCACAAAAAACCGCCGCTGATCACTTCGCAAATACTCCGCTTCGATCCGGCTGTGATCCTTAATTGTCGGCGTACTAGTTAGCAGTATCTTGCGCCTGGCGAATGTGGTGGCCCGTTTCTCCGCCAAGCTAACTGGGTCGCCCTCGCCATCAACATCAGCAGGAAACGCATCAATCTCATCAGCAAAGATGTAACGGCACGGCGCTGACCTAAGACCCGTCGCAGAATTGGCGCCAGTCAGCAGCATCATCCCGCCCGGAAATTCTTTGCTAAACATCGTGTTGCCACTGTCCCGACTGCGGGCCGGTGCAATCTTTTGCGATAAACACGGCGTTTCGCTAATCATCGACTCAAGCCGCTGCTTAGACAGACGCTTGGCCATCTCGACCGTTGGTTGCACGCACAGCATCGGCCCTGGTGCATGGTCGATTACATAACCCAGCCAGTTGCTGCCCGCTTCTGTCTTGCCCGTTTGCGCTGCAAACATCATCACCACACGCTGCACCGTTGACCCAGTGCTCAAGCAATCCATCGGCTCTTGCAAATATGGCGTTCGACTTGTGCGCCACGGGCCAGGCTCCGCACTTGCTTTGCTGCTCAGCAACCGATAACCATCAGCCCACTCACTCACCGTCAGCTGCGCCTCAGGCCGCAGCCCGTCCATAAATCCATCACGCCATGCGCTCATGAGTCGGCAAGCTCCAGCAGCGCTGCACGGTGCTCATCGCTCAACAGCTTATGGATCACCACCGGGTCAACCTCACCCGCCAGCTGATGGCTCAACCGATCCGCCAAATTCGACAAGCTTTCACGCACCGCCCGGCCAATGTTGAACGCTTCCTTCTTCACCTCATCAACCGGCACCAGCTCGCCGCGCTGCTGCGTCACCTGCAGCTTTGCTAGCTCCGCTTGATAGTGCTCGCGCCGTGCTCGGCTTTCATTCAGCTCAGGGATCGCATCATCTGGCAGCTTGTTAATCGCTGCCTCAAGCTCGCCAGCGTCACGCGGTAACGGCTCGATCAGATCAGCCTCGCGCACTTTGCTGTTATGCGTCTTCGCTGTGTTTTTATCCCAAAGCTCGATCGCCAAATCACGGTCAAGCCAACGCCGGCCATCCTTCTCAACAATCGCATCACTAATCCGACCACGCCGAACGGCATGACTTACTGCCGCACTGCTGCAACCTTTTATCGTCGCCAATTCTTTGAAAGTAATCAGCAAATCGCAATTAACTTGAGTTAACAAGACTCTAGTTAACTAGTTAACCGCCTGGCACCCCCTGCGTCCAGCCCCTTCGGCAGGGCATCTTGTTAACAACGACTTGAGCCTGACGCTAAAAAAATATCGGGCCTTTCGGATGACC